TGGTCGCCGTTGGTCGCGAAGTTGGTCCAGAGACCGCCGAAGTCGAGATCCTCGAAAACGAGGTTGTCGTGTCCGTAAGCCTCGACAATCGCAACGTCGGGCGTCACGCCCGACAGCCGGGAGTAGAGGTAGGAGTGGCCCTTTACCGAGACGCCGTCGCCGTTGATGATGCCGGGCGCAGCAATGTAATACGGGTCCATGCTCGGCGGGACATAAATTGATTTGCCCGTCGCGAATGATTCGTTGAGTGCGTCCTGCCACGCCAGCGTCCAATCTGCTTGCCCGTCGCGGCGGAACGACGTGAGGCTGATGGTGCCACCGAGCTGGTCGGTGACGTCCTGCTCGCCGGCAAAAATTGCAATCTCCCCATCCGAGAGGGTTGCAGAAAGCGCCACGGAACCGTCCGGGACGGTCGCCACTTTCTCAAAACCGCCGCCCGGCTTCTCCAACAGCAACTCCCCGTTGCGACCAGTCTTGAACTTCTTCTCAAAATCAGCAGGCATGCTGTTCCTTTCAAATGCAAAAAACACGCTCTATGGCGGGCATTGTTGGGGTGTTGGTGCTTATTGGTTTGCCGGGGTGAGGCGGTTCGGGCTGGTGGATGCCTGCCCTTGAGTCTTGCCGGTCATCTGGAACATGAAGGCTTGGTAGTAGCCCTGCGAAAGCCCAGCGTTTGCGGCGTTCTCCGCATCCTTTGCGTAGGCGCGGTACAGGGTGTAATTGACGATGGCCGGCAGCCAGTTGTCGTCAATCACAAAGCTCCCGCCCACTGCAACCTCGACGGGGGCTGCGGAATAGACGATCTCGACCTGGCCCGGGGTTGTTGCTGGTTGCGGAGGCCAGACGTAGAACGCCTTGGGGTTCTCGTCATCCACCATCCAGTGCTTGACGGTCGCGGATGGGGTGGATGCGTGCCAGTTCGGGACGGATGCGGACAGATCCTCCCGGCGAACAAGGCGGGGTTCGGCGCCCGGCGTCAATCCGTCCGTGCCCATGTTGCGCATCACGGTGAATTGCGATGACGAATCAGACGGGACGGGTTGCCGAGTGCCGGCCACAAGGGGATGCATGATGGTCTTGGCCAGCGCGTCGGGTTTGTGGATACCAAGCTCCCTCTGCCCATCGCTGGCCCACTTCGCCAGTTCTGCAGTGGTCCATCGCTCGTTTCCAGCATCGACAAGGATTGTGGATGCGCGGTCGATCACGGCGGACATGGTGAGTGCGGTCATGGCCAGCCTCCAAACTTGCGGGGCGTGACGCGCAGCGATCCGGTCACGGAGCCATGTTCTTGCTCGATACGGGCCTTGGCCTTCTCACGCGCAAAGATTTGATGTGCCGGGCCTGCGCCTTGATAGTCCGTCCAGGGCTTCGACGGCATGCGCTTGAGGATCGCCAGCGCACCAGCCGCCACACCCTCGGCCCACTTCCTCGTGAGCACGTCAGGGATGGACGCTGCATTGAATCGCGGGGCGAAGTGGCAGATAACCGCCATGTCCTCGCCCACCACGGAACTGTTCGGGATCGGGAAAACGGTCAGGTCTTCGCCGGACAGGCTGTAGAGCGCCGGCTGACCTTCGGATTCAGCACGCTCAAGCAGTCGCGTTGCGTCGTGAGACGGGCGGATGATGATGTGCCGGAAGGTGACGCGGCGCACGGAAACCACGTCCGCGTCACTGGGGACGACAAGCGGATACGTCTGCTGACCATCCACCAGCGTGACCGCCTGCGACGTCTCCCAGACGCGGGAATCCCTGCAAAACTCCTGCGCAGCCCGGTTGATGGCCGTATCCACCGTGGGGTACGGACACTGCGGGACTTCCGGCAGGATCAGCGGGTAAAGGGCTTCGTGCGCCGCCATGAGCATCAGGTCTCGGCGGTGTCCGGGGCATCCACCTCAACGAGGCTGTAGGCCTTGTAGTAGCTTCCGGACGGGTTGCCGTCGGCACCGGCACGGAAATCAACGTGGCGGATGCTCTGAAGGTGCTTGATGACGACCTCGGGCAGTTGCACGGGCACGTCGAACTGAATCTGCTTCTCGTAGTCGTTGAAGCCGATGAACTGATGGGAGTCGGCGTTGCCTTGCGGTCGGTTCAGGACAACCCACTTCATCTTGCCCAGCGGGCCGACGGGTTCGGCTTCGACAGTGGTTTCGAGGGTGTCTTGTGCGGAATTCGGGGTACGGGCCATGGTGTTTCTCCGGTAGAAAAGAAAAACCCCGCCAAGTCATCCCTGGCGGGGTCGGGTACTGCAGGTCAGATCGGGTTAGGCGTTCTTGAGCGCGCCGCAGACGATCTTTTTCACGTGGGCAGGCTGAGTCACCTTGGCGCCCTGCATGGTCTTGTAGCCGCAGGTGCGGCGCTGGCCCAGCGGGTCAGAGTCGGACGGGGTTGCGGAAACCATGGTCGGATGCACGGCGAATTCACCCTTCAGGGCCACACCCACCCACGCGTCAGCGGCGAACACGATCACGTCGTACAGATTGACGTTGCCGGCGCCGTCGGCGAGCAGGGTCGGGGCAGCAGCCTGGGTGGCGCCCGCGTTGGAGCGCTTGCCCAGCAGGGCGGTGGAGATGAAACGGATGTTCTCGAAGTTGCCGAACTCGCCTTGCAACGGGGAAGCGCTGGAGCCGTAGTCAGCCACCGGGGTGAAGTTGGCGCCGAGGTTTTCGCGAACGGTGCCTTCCAGGTCGGTGTGCATCACGGCGATGTACGAGGGTTCAGCCGCCTCGGTGCCCCAGCGAACATCGGACTTGATGATCTGGGTGATGGGACGGCCGTACTGAGCGCGGATCGAACGCAGAGCAGCGCGCAGTTCGGTCTTGGTCAGCGAGGTGGTGATGGCCGCTTCGTTCGCAGCGTTGTTGGCCAGGATGGTATTGACGGAGGCCTCGGTGCGGATGGCTTCCCAGCGCATCACTTCGATCACTTGGCCGGCGTTCTCGCCCAGCAGGCCCATGTACTCCTTGAGCACGTCATCGACGTGGGTTTCCTGCACCACGTCGGTGGTTTGCAGGACGGCACCGTACTGGGTCAGGGTGAGGGAGTAGTTCTCCATCGTCGCGACCTTGGCGGTCGGGGTCGTGCCTTCGGTCAGCACGTAGCCGGTCGCGGAGGTCGGCACCGGCAGCTTGTGGCGGCGAAAGTCGATGGTCTTGGTGGAGTTCTGGGGCAGCGGCTTCAGGTTGCCGAACTGCTCGAGAACCATGTAGGGGATGGCGCGCTTCAGAAGCTCCTTGGCGGAGTACGCGGCCTGTGCGGGGGAGATGTCACCGTAGATGGTTGCCATTTTGTTTCTTCCTTAGAAAAGGTCAGGGAGTTGCCTTGCGGCGTGTCGCTGTTGCTTTTCCTCGGGGTGCCACCAGCCATGTCCGTGTGCTCTATTCCGTTTGGGGTGCGCGTGGCATGTCCCATCCGGTCAAGCGCGGATGTTCTGTGTGTCCCTTTGGTGGGGCTGGGTCAGCGTTGCTGTGCGCGAAATGCGCGGTGGAAATGAAAAAGCCCGCTCAGTGGCGGGCTTCGGGAAAGGTGGTTTGCGGGTTAGGCTTCAGCCCATGCCCGCTTGTATTCGTCGTCGTCGGAGGCCGGCGCACGGGTCGGCAGCTTGACCGGGGCAGATCCGCGCACTGCAGTGGCGGCGTCCTCGGCCCAGATGTCTTCCGGGGTCGGTTCCTTGGGAGCTTCGGCGGCTTTGAGCGAGTCCTTGAACTGGCCCAGCAGCTTCACCACCTGGCCGGCAGATCCGCCTTCAACCTGTTCGGCCTTGGCCTTGGCAGCCTCGTCCATGCCGTCAAGCCACGCTTGAAACTCTTCGCCCTCGACAATCTCCTCGAAGTCTTCGTGAGCATCGGCGATGGACGACTTGTGCAGGCCGGAGAAAGCGGCTTGGATGTCGGAGATCAGCCCTTCGAGGCTGCCATTGACGTCATTGACGTAGCCCTCGGCCTTGGCGTCGATCAGCGGGCCGGCAAGCGCCACGGCACCAACGACGAAATCACGACCGTAGTCGGCGATCATGGTCTTGAGCACGTTCGCCAGCTTCGCGGGGTCGGCAGCGAGGTCCATGGCTTCGCGCTTGATCGAATCCACGTCATCGCCGGAGGTGTCGGGTTCGACCTGTTCCCCATCCATCGGCTCGCCGGCCTCAACCTCGCCACCGTCGGCGAACATGTCGCGCACAGCGTTATAGACCATGCCGTCCGGCGTCTTGCTCATGAGCTTTTCGTAGCGCTCTTTTGTGCTCAGCTTCTTTTCTTCCTGCTGCGGCACGGGTTCGGCGCCATTGATTCCGCCGCCCATCACTTCGCCACCGTCGGCAAGCGCTTGCGTGTCGCCAGACTGGCCCATCGCAGCCTCACGGGCAGCCAGTTCAGACTCCTTCTGCTTGAGCGCCTTCTCCATGGCCTTGAGCCGGCCTTCCCACGACTTGGCGCGCTGCTCGTCCTCGGGCGTCATCTCGGGATTGGCGGTTTCGGCAACGGCCTCGGCCTCGGTCGGTGCTTCGGCCTGGACTTCGGGGGCTTCCTCGGGAGCGGACTCGGCGGAGACTTCGGCCTCTTCCGGCTGTCCGCCAGTCAGCATCACGGCAGAGCCTTCGGCATCGCCCGTGCCTTCGGCTGCGTCGTCGGTCGGGATGTTGTCGTCGTCTTCGGCGTTGAAGGCCTTGCTGTATTCGTCTTTGTCGTTAAGGGTGGGCATGGTGTGGCTCTCCTGTCGTGCCAATGAAAAAGCCCGCTCAATGGCGGGCCTTGGAATCACCGGCAGAAGCCGGACGTAAAAAAAACCGCCGAAGCGGTTGGGTCAGTGTTTGAGCTGTGCTGCCTGTCGGTACGCGGCGAACAGCGAATCAGCGGTGGCGACAGCGGTCTGTCGGTAGATGCGGACGCGGTAGAGCCCATCGAAAAGCACGAAGGAATCGCCACGGTCGCAGAAGGAGTTCTTGCGGCGGCGCGGGATGTAATCCACGACCACGAGCCGGCGACCCTTGTCTTTCAGGTGGAAGAGGTGCGGGATGGCGCCGTGAAGCCCTTCGCTGCGCTTCACGCCAATCCCTGTCCTGAACCGCGCACGCCACCACAACCAGAGTGCGACGAGCGCGCAGTTCAGTCTCATGTGTCAGTCCGTCAGAAAGCCGGTGAATGCACCACCGGGAGCGCACAGGGCATCACGCAGAGCGACGAGCTGTTTGAGCCGCTTCTGTGCGCCCGGGAGCTTGTCGGCCGGCAGCGTCACAAACGCGGCCTGCTGCTGGGTGATGAGCGCATCAAGCCACTGCACGACCGCGCCGTATGCGTCGGTCTTGTCGTAGAGCTTGACCAGCGCATAGGCAGCCTTCGTCACATCGCCAGCCTGGTTTGGGTCGGAGCAGATGGGCTTGAGTGTGGAGTAGGAAATCACAGCGCAATCTCCTCGCTCTCAATCCCCTCACGCATGCCAACGTGAGGCGATGCGGGGTCAGATCCGCTTGAAGGAGGCATGTTGTTGGGCTGCCCCTCTGCCATCGCTGCGCCAGTTCCGGGGTCTTGGTCCGCATCCTTGAATCCAGCAGACTGCATCATCGAGTCCGCAGCGGAGGCAACTCCCGTGTTCTGCGCGGCAATCCCTGCGGCCTGCATCGCGGCGTACATGGCCTCCAGCTTGCGGTTGATCGCCTCGGCGTCGAGCTT